TCCGGCAATACTCGCAGAATGATATCTCATATCGATCTGCGAAATATTGTCCTGAGTACTACGGCGAAGTCGGAAGAGGTCACGACCAAAGTGCACTTGCATCGCGCAACATCACTCCAGATGTTGGGCGAACCTGCAGTGCCTTTGGTTGTCCCTCAGGCCGACAACGGCGAAGTTTCTTCCACGCTCGAGCCTGGGACGAGGGTAGTTCACGTCGACTTATCAACAGTCGTTGTGAACGTCCGCTTACCAGGTGAGTCTATGGTAGAGACAAAGATTACTCCCATGGGGTCAGATCTTGACTCTGTGTTGCAACGTTGTCTCACTGTTCTCGTACTCGCTTTCCGTATGTTTGGTTTTGATACGGAAGGTTATCGAATGGGAAACACATTACGCCATTGGAGGCGTTTGTGTGAGGAGGTTGGCGGGCCTACCGCTTGGATCAAGGTGTCCAAGTATAAGCTTGCCGCGTACTTCTCATTCCATTCGAATCAACCTCTACCCGAACCTCCGTTTAAGACGGAGGACGATCTTCCAGGCATCTTGCTGGGAGGTCGCGCTGCCCGTTGGCAGCGGCGGGTCCTTTCTTCTGACAGGTGTCGTGAGTTTCTCACGACTATTCTGTACAGTAAGAAGGGGTTCCCACGTCCTGATGAGACGGCTGTGAAGGCCGCCGAACAGGACATGGTTAAGAAGTTGACGACGTCCAAACCAACTCAGCCTTATTCCCGGCTGAGGGATTGGTCTGATGAACCGAAGATGAATCGGCATCAGGAGTTCTACGTGACTAAAGAAGTTGTCACGCGTGAACTGCGTCGAACCGTGCGAGAGGTGTTTGAGGGTAAGGAATATACGATCGCCGATCGAATACGTCCGTTCTGTCCATCGACGTCTGCCAATTACATCAATAGCCGTAAGGCTCTTGGTGCAATAGGCACTGTCTTGGACCATCCGGATTTACTCGAAGGGCTGCGTACAGACCAAGCCACCATACACTTTGAGAAAGTGAGGCATGGAGGTGAAGAGAGAAGAGAGCCTGAGGTTGAGCGAACGGAATACTCCGTGAACGACTCCGACTTCGTGCGGCGCTTCCGTCAGTTTTACTGGCGGTTGTTGGCGCGCGCGGAAGGAGAGGTTCCAACGGTGTCACCGGTCGGTCTTCCAGAAGCTCTTAAGGTTCGTGTGATCTCGAAGGGTCCAGGACTTCTACAGACGGTTTTTAAGCCGCTGCAGAAGTTCCTTTGGCGGACTCTGAAGGATCACCCGACCTTTATCCTTACGGGAGCCGAGGTTGACGCTGGAATTGTCCAGCGTGCACTCGGAGAAGGTTTGCGAGATGACGAACTTTACCTGTCAGGTGACTACGCGGACGCAACTAACGAGTTGCATTCGTGGGTCTCGGAAGCGATCGTCGATGAACTTGCGATTGTTCTGCGCCTTGCGGCTGCGGAACTTCGCATGTTCAAGCGAGCGCTTACGGGACACGTCTTCATGAACCCCGATGGAACATTCGGGCTTCAGATGACTGGTCAGCTGATGGGTAGTGTCGTTTCTTTCCCAATCCTGTGCATTGCCAACGCGGCGTGCACCCGTTATGCCCTCGAGCAAGCTGCCGGGAAGCGTATGGCGCTTCGACAATGTCCCATGTTAATTAATGGGGACGATGTCGTTGCGCGTACAACGCCTCTCGGTTGCCGGCTTTGGAGAGTGGTAACGGCCTTTGTCGGACTTAAGGAGTCGGTCGGAAAAACGTATTATTCACGTGATTTTTGTAACGTGAATTCTACAAATTTCCGACGTCTTGCGACCCCTGCTGTCCGTCAGGTGGATTTGTTGGGAAGACTCGCTGAGCTTCGCGCTGGTATTCATCCTTCCGGGAAATTGGAAGGTGAACGACCTATGTGGTTTGTACGGGTTCCGTACATAAACATGGGTCTGCTTCTCGGCCTGAAACGTTCAGGACTGAGAAACGGCCTTAAAGATGCCGTACCAGGTCAGAGTCGTACTCCGACCATTGGTGCTTGCCAACGCGAACTCGCCTCCTCGTGTCCTCCGTCAATGGTCGATACCGTTTTGACGGAGTTCACGCACCGTAATTGGGATATTCTCTCTAAAGTGCGTGTGCCATGGTTTATGCCCGAGTACCTTGGAGGTCTGGGTTTTCAACCATATACCAATGTTCGCAGCGGCGAACTTCTCGGTCCCACATTTATGGACCTGAGAAAGGGAGCGTTTCTCTATTGGAATGCGTCTGATAAAGTAAGACGCGGCACAGTGGCTGAATGGCGGTTACACCAGCTGGCGATGGAACGTATGCCGGAAAGGCCTTCCGTTACCATCGCAGAGAACGATTTGTATGACCGTGTATATGGTCATACTGTCGTTTCTCTGTTGTTCGACAGTCGTGTCGAGGAGGACGCTATGAAGCCGCCCTCCGGAGTCGTTAATAGACTCCGCAACCTTCGGTGTAATGAACGGTTGTGGGCTCGATGCCAGCTCGTTCCTTTGGAACGTGCGCTGGCCGCCCGCGATACCGTCACATCCGCCAAACAGCTACCACGTTCTTTGAACGTGGTCGCACTCACCTCCATTTAACGTTGCATTAAAGGAGATCCCTTCGCTGTCCGGCTGGACGCGTCGGGACGTGGTACTGCC